TCGCGGCGCTGGTCGCCTACCTCGGCATGGCGCCGGCGCGGATCGTGCTTCGGATCAAGCGCCCGCGGGGGAAGACGGGCGAGCTGAAGCCGATCTCTCGGATGACGCTGCAGAAGTATTTCGCCGAGGAGCTGGCGACGGCGGCCGAGGACGCGAACTCGCGGGTGGCCGAGGCCATGTTCAAGCGCGCCATCGACCTGAAGCACCCGCAAGGCGCTATCAGCGGAATGTTCTGGCTGAAGGCGCAGGCCGGCTGGAAGGACCGCGGCGTGGTCGAGCACGTCGGCAAGGACGGCGGGCCGATCATGTTCGACCTGTCCGACGCCTCGCCCGAGGAGCTGGAGGTGCTGGAGCGCTACCTCGCCAGGAAGGCGGCGAAGCTCTCGCCGGCGAACGACGAAGAGGCCGCGTGAGCCAGCTCGTCGCGGAGAGCCCGCTCGCGATCAACCGCGCCCGAACCTGGGCCAGGGCGCGGCGGGCCGAGCTGGAGGCCGAGGCGCTCCAGCGCCGGCGGGAGGAGCAAGCCGAAGTCACCCGCGGCCGGTGCGTGCGCCTCGCCGGCTTCGTCAAGGAAGCGTGGGCGGTGCTGGAGCCGAAGACGCCGCTCGTCTGGAACTGGCACCTCGATGCGCTGTGCGAGCACCTCGAAGCCGTCACCGCCGGCCGGATCAACCGCCTCCTCGTCAACGTGCCGCCCGGCTCCTCGAAGAGCCTGATCGTCTCGGTCATGTGGCAAGCCTGGGAGTGGGGGCCGAAGGGGCTCCGCTCGCACCGCTTCTTGTCGACGGCCTTCAACGACGGGCCGGTGAAGCGCGACACGCGGAAGACGCGCGACCTGATCCTCTCCGACTGGTACCGCACGCACTGGCCGGCCGTGACGCTCAACCGGGTCGGCGAGACCAGCTTCGGCAACACCGACACAGGCACCCGGGAGGGGATCGCCTTCGGCTCCCTGACCAGCCAGCGCGGCGACCGGCTGATAATCGACGATCCGCACTCGACCGAGACGGCCGAGAGCGACGTCGAGCGGGCGACCACGACGCGGAAGTTCCGCGAGGGCGCGACCGATCGCCTCAACGACCAGGCCCGATCCGCGATCGTCGTGATCATGCAGCGCCTGCACAGCCACGACGTTTCCGGCACGATCCTAGAGGTCGGCATGGAATACGTGCACCTCTGCCTCCCGATGGAATTCGAGGTCGCGCGCGCTTGCTCGACCGAGATCGGCTTCAGCGATCCGCGCACGAAGGAGGGCGAGCTCCTCGATCCTGTCCGCTGGCCGCCGGCGGAGGTCGAGAAGCTGAAGCGCGATAAAGGCTCCTACGCCTACGCCGGCCAGTATCAGCAGCGGCCGGTGCCCAGGGCCGGCGGCATGTTCCAGCGCGAGTGGCTGGAGGGCCATATCCTCCACGCCGCGCCCGAGGGAACGATCTGGGTCCGATATTGGGACCTCGCCGGCACGGAGCTGAAGAAGAAGGCCGTCCGCGGCGCGCGCACCGCCGGCGTGAAGATGGGCCGGGCGCCGGACGGGCGCTTCATCGTCGGCCATATGGTCGCGGCCGGCAAAGAGGGCCGAGCCGTCAAGAAGCTGGTCAAGGATATGGCCGAGATCGACGGGAAGGGTATCGAGGTGCACCTAAGCCAGGACCCCGGCCAGGCCGGGAAGACGCAGGCGCTGGACTACATCGACCACCTCGCCGGCTGGGTGGTGCGCAAGCACCGGGAGAGCGGCGACAAGATCGCCCGCGCCGATCCGCTCTCCAGCCAGGCGGAAGGCGGGAACCTCTGGCTGATCGAAGGGCCGTGGAACAAGGAATACATCGACGAGGTGTGCCTCTTCCCTGGCGGGCCGCGGAAGGACCTGGTGGACGCCAGCTCGGGCGCCTTCGGCGTGCTCCTCCAGAAGACGGCGCACCTCAACAGCGACGGCCTGGCCGCGCCCGAGGAGATCGGCGCCGACGACGAGGACGACGACGAGCCAGCTCCGCCGCCGCGCTCGAAGGCCAACGGCAAGCGCAACGGCCACGCGCCGCCGGCGAAGGACGAGAGCGAGCTCGTCGGCTACGACTGAGGCGGGCCTCTTCCGCTTCGCAGACTTCGCGTCTACCTTCCCCGCCGCAGCGCTTGACCAGGGGGCGGCTTTCACATGGGCGGGCTCGGCCAAGGCTCCTACCTTTCGAACCTGTGGGGCGCCCTCCAGGGGAAGCCACCTCGAGTAAGCCCCTTCAAGGAAGCGGGCGTCTCCGGCACCGCGATCTTCGGCGGCTTCGTCCAGAACATCGAGCGCGACTCGCGCCTCCACGGCCAGGAGCGCTATCGCACCGCGGCCGACCTCCTGGCGAACGTGTCGATCATCGCCGCCGGCCTCCGCTTCTTCCTCAACCTCACCGCCGTCCCGAACTGGAACGTCCAGCCGGCCGAGGACCTGGGTAAGGGGAAGTCGAGCGGCGCCGCGGTCAAGGCGGCCGACTTCTTCGCGTCCGTGCTCGACGATATGGCGACCAGCCGCACGCGGATCGCTAGGCGCTCGGGCCTCTTCCGCTTCCATGGCTTCGGCATTCAGGAGTGGACGGCCAAGCGGCGTGACGACGGCATGATCGGCGTGCTCGATATCGAGAGCCGGCCGCAGCACACAATTGAGAAGTGGGCGGTCAACAACGACGGTTCGATCCTCGGCGTCCAGCAAAGGAGCCCGCAGACCGGCGAGCTGCTCTGGCTCCCGCGCGGGAAGTACGTCTATCTCGTCGACGATATGCTCTCGGACTCGCCCGAGGGCCTCGGCCTCTTCCGCCACCTCGTCGAGCCGGGCGAGCGGCTCAAGACCTACCTGAAGCTCGAAGGCCAGGGCTACGAGCGCGACCTTCGCGGGATCCCGATCGGCCGCGCGCCGCTGGCCGAGATCAACAACGCGGTGAAGGCCGGCCAGCTCAAGAAGGAAGACGGCGAGAAGATGATCGGGGCGATCCGCTCCTTCGTCCGCAATCAAGTGCGCTCGAAGGATACCGGCCTCCTCCTCGACTCCGCCAGCTACACCGGCCCCACGGCGGACGGCTTCACGGTCAGCCAGCTCCCGAAGTGGGCGGTCGAGCTGTTGACGGGGAGCTCCACCGGCTTCGCGGACCTCGGCACGGCGATCAACCGCCTCACCGAGGATATGGCGCGCATCCTGGGTGTCGAAATCCTGCTCGTGGGCTCGGGCGGCAGCGGCTCGGGCGCGCGATCGCTCTCCGAGGACAAGAGCAAGAACCTCTACCTGAACGTCAACGGCACCGTGGGCGATATCGTCGAGGCGATCGAGCGCGACGTCCGCGACCCGATATGGGCGCTCAACGGCCTCCCCGACGAGCTGAAGCCGCGGATCAAGCCCGAGGACGTCGCCTTCAAGGACGTGGCGGTGATCGCGAAGGCGCTCTCGGATATGGCCACCGCCGGCGCGGTGCTCCAGCCCGACGACCCGGCGATCAACGATCTCCGCGACCTCATGGGCGTGAGCCAAGCGCCCGAGCCTGATCCCGAAATGCTGGGCCTGGTCGCTGCGGCGAACCGACCTCCGCCCGATCCCAACCCTACCGTCCCGCCGCCCAAAGGAGAGCCGAAGTGAAGCTCCGCGTCCTCGCCCTGGCCCTGGCCCTGGGCCTCTTCCCGCTCGCCTCCGGCGCGGAGGTCGTCGAATACATCGCCGGCGGCCGCAGCCAGAAGGTCGACGCGACCCACCCGCTTCCGACGACCTCCTCCGGCGGAGGCGGCACCTCGGAGGTCAACATCACCGAGGTGGGCGGCAACGCCGTCACGACGACAATCCCGGTGAGCGGCAGCGTCACCGTGTCGGACGGCGCCGGCGCGCTCAACGTCATCGTGGACTCGTCGGCGCTCCCCTCCGGCGCGGCCACGGCGGCGAAGCAGCCGGCGCTGGGCACGGCCGGCTCGGCGTCGAGCGACGTCATCACGGTCCAGGGCGTCACCTCCATGACGCCGCTCAAGGTCGATGGCTCCGGCGTCACCCAGCCGGTCAGCGGCACTGTCACGGCCACCGTCACCAACGGCACCGTCTCGGGCACTGGCACGGCCGGGTCGGCGGCCACCGGCGTCCTGACCGTCCAGGGCATCGCGTCGGCCACGCCCGTATCCGTCGACTCGCCTGAAACGCTGGCGGTCAGCGGGTCCGTCTCGTCGGCGGCCACTCTCTTCACGATCGACCTGAGCGGCTACTCGAGCTTTTCGTGGCAGTTCACCTCGATCGGCTCGAGCAACGCCTTCACGGCGGAAATGTCGAGCGACAACAGCAACTGGGTCGGCGCCCTCTGTGTGGCGTCTGACAACGTGTCTGGGTCGACGGTCGGCAGCGGCACCTCGATTTCTTCGACCAACCGCATCTACATCTGCCCCAAGATCGCCCGCTACGGTCGCGTGCGCGTTAGCACGTACAGCAGCGGCACGGTCACGGCGGTGGGCCAGGCCTCGCGCTCGCCATGGCAGCAGGGCTACCTGCCGGTCTCGATCTCGACGTCGAACGGCACGGTGCCGGTGTCGATCGGCTCCACGGTCACGGTCGGTGGCAACGTAGCGAGCAATGCGTCCGATAGCGGTAATCCGCTGAAGGTCGGCTGCGTGTTCAACAGTGGGAACGGCATCCCCACACCACTGACGACGGGCCAGCGGGGCGACTGTCAGGCGACGTCAAACGGCTGGATCGTCGTCAGCCCGCAACTCCTCAACACTTCCGGCTTCAGCGGCGGTGGGATGCTTGTCGCCAACGACGGCATGAACCGCGCCGAGCAACAGAACATTCCGGTCTTTGCCCTTTCGGCGCAATGCGACGACACCTCGCCGACCGCCCTGACTGAGAACCGCTGGGGCAACGGGCGCCTGGACTGCACGACGCACGCGCTGAAGGTGAACATCGAGGCGGCCACGGCGGGCGGTGTCTCGGTGTACACGCTGCAGCCCGCGGCGAGCGACAACCACGCCAACATCAAGAACGGCGCCGGCCAGGTCTACGCCATCACGGCGTTCAACAACTCGGCCACGATCAACTACGTCCGGCTCTACAACGCCGCGTCCGGCTTCAACGGCTGCAACAGCGCGACGAACCTGGTCTGGTCCGGCCATATCCCGGCCTCGACGAGTGACGCCGGCTTCGTGGTTGACTTCGCCACGCCCATCGCGTTCTCCACCGGAATCTCCATCTGCGTCACCGGCGCCTACGGCCAGACCAACACGACGAACGCGACCGCCTCGGCCATCGACCTGAACGTGAACTACAAATGAAGCTCCGCGCCGCCCTATTCGCCGCCCTTGGCGTCTTCCTCGCCCCGCTCGCCGCGGCGGCGGCCGATATCACCGTCTTCGTCACCAGCGGCACGACCTACGTCCTGCCGGCCCGACCGGCGTTGGCAAGACTGGCGGCGGGACCGCCGGCGCTTTCGGCGGCGGCGGGGGCGGCGGATCGAACGGCGGTAGCGCCACGAACGGATCGAACGCGGCGACGGGCGCCGGCGCGAACGGCGGCGCCGGCACGTCGGGCTCCGGCGGCGGCGTCGGTTCCTCGTCCAGCGCCGCGCCAGGCGCGAACGGGACGGTGGGCGGCGGGGCAGCTGGCGGGGCAGAGGACGGCTCAGGCACGGCGGCCGGCGGCGTCGGAGGCATGGACACCGCCTGGGACGGGAGCCACGGCGCGTCAGGCGGCGGCGGCGGGGGGGCGCGCGCCAATTCCACGCCCAACGGCGGCAACGGCGGCGCCGGCGGGACCAAC